GTTTCTACCCAAAAAGAAACGAAGTGGAGGATTAGTTCTCAGTAAACCGAACCACTATAAAATAAGGGAATTGTGAAGTTTCGGATTGTTTAGAAAAACAATGACCTAAACGTGTAGTGTTTTATGTCTTACTTATTTGGACCCGGGTTCGACCCCCGGCATCTCCACCAAATAATAAAGGGACTTCGGTCCCTTTATTTTATTTCTTTTATAGACGTTATCTCAACACCCTTACCTTTATTTTTTAAGGTAATTTCTTGTTCGTTAGGATACAATATATTATTTTCAAGTGTTGAAAAAAAATCAATCTGATTTCTTTTAGCCTTTACAGTTATTAAGAATTTTTTTTCACCATACCCTGTGGTAAAATTATGAGAACTCATTAAATCTTTTTTAGAATGACTGTAGTGAGAACCAGGTAATTTAGTATTAATATCTTCTTTGTTATCAACACTTATAATTCTATACAATATAATTTCTTCAGGTAAATTTTCTAAATGTTTTTTTAAATGTCTCATCTCCGATTTAATATCTTCATTACTAAATCCCATTTGAGACAATAATTCTTTAAGTCTTTTTATTTGTTCTTTATCAAACATAACAAACTATAGTCTTAATAATTCTTTTATCCTTAATATCTCTTCATTTAATTTTTTAGACTCCGTAACTGCACCAATCATTTTAACTCCAGTGCCCAGTAAACTTGGTTCATCTTCTTCCTCTTCTCCACCTGTCGAGTCAGGTAATGATTTATTTGGGTCAATGTCAATATCTTTAGATTTTTTCCCCCCATTATTGTCCCCATTATTATTTTTCCCATCTTTTTTTATTTCAGTATCAACTGGTTCAGATGGTTCCTTAGATTTTTCTCCGTAAAACTCGGCACATGGGTCGTATTCGTCAACACCAAAGGCTTTAGCTGGTAATCCAACAATACTTCTAGCAATACATCTTGCTTTTTGTTTTGATGATAATGTAGTTTCTTTTGTCTTACCAAATTCTTTACCTATAAAATCTTTAGCACTAGTATATGAACCACCATCTTTAACTTTAAAAATTACTTCTTCATCGGTTTTACCAATTACAGTTGACTGAGTAACTTCTTGTTTTTCTTTTACTTTAATTTTACCGTCAATCTCATATATTGAAATAAAGTCTTTACCAACATAATCTTTATGTTTAATTGTTACTTCTTCATCGTCAATTTTTGACACAATGCCGGGTAAACATGGGTACACTGAATAATCATTACCATCCGTAACCTCAAATAAAATTCCTTTATCTGAAGTATCCTTTTGTCTAATTCCCACACCTCCTATCGGGGCTTTAACTTTGTAATTACCTATCATTTTATAAATTTTTTAAAACTTTTTAATTCGTTTTCAATTAAAGGTTTTAATTTTTCAATTGATTCCGTTTTTGTAGTTGGAGCTTGTGTTTGGGTACCTGTTAATGTGTTAATAATATTTTTAACGTATTCTTTAGCCTGATTTTTAGAGTCACTTGAGGTTTGAGCTAAAGGATTTACTGTCTTTCCATCATTTTTAGAAGGAGTAGAAGTTTGAGTCTTATTTGGAGTTTGTGAACTATAAGGTTGGGTAATTAATTTTTTATCTGACCCTGTCATACCTAATTTATCACCCTTATTTATATTAACACCCATTTGTTTATCTAAGCTACCATTCCAATAATAAGCGGTATTACCAATTTTTATTGCCTGAGTATAACTTCCTTTAGTGACACCCGTGATAGTACCAGTGTCTTGAGCAATAACATCTGACCCTGTATATGTAATCACGTTACCATTTGCAACTCTTGAGGTACATGGTTTAACGGGTAGTGAATTAGGGTCATACGGTCCGCAAGTTTTACCGTCATTATTATCATTATTACTACCTGTGTCAATTTTAAAAGTCGGAATTTGTTCTTCTATAATTTCTCTAACTCTAAATATTTCATTTACAACCTCATTTTCAATAGACGAATTTTTATCTATTCCAAATAATTTTTTTATTAAATCTTTAGCAACTTGTCTTGATGTTTTCTTTGTATCACCTGTGTCCATATCTAAATCACCATCCTTTTCTAACTCATCTTTATATTTGTCCAAATCAACTTCACTCGGTAACTCAGTTTGTTCCCCACCTACAGAATTTTTATAATACGGCATTGGGTCAACAGTACTTCCATTTTCGTAAACTTCAAAATGAATATGTGGACCCGTGGACCCACCTCGGCCTGGGTCACCTTTACCTCCACCTGATTTTGCAATAACATCACCTTGTTTGACAATGTCACCTTTTTTCTTTAAAAGTTTACTACAGTGACAAAATCTAGTGTATAATTTTTTACCATTTACAACTCCGTGAGAAACTTTTATAGTACCTCCACAAGCGTCGCTTCTAATTTCACTATCGATAATTACACCATCCGCAATTGCGTAAATGTCATGACCTGTCGATACTGGAATGTCAATTCCATGGTGCATTTTCATTCTTTTATGAATAGGGTGCATTTTCATACCATATCCTCTGGTAATTTTTTTCTCACCCGCATTTGTAACTTGGTTGAATTTCATATATTATAAATATATTATTCATTATAAATGTTGTGTATTTCATTTTTTTTTGTAACTTTGTAATATGTATCGTTCATCATATGGAAAAATATTAGGAGGTATTTGCTCAGGGATTTCTGAGAAATTTGGAATACCCTCATTTATTGTAAGATTAATTTTTTTATATTTGTTATTTTCTACAAGTATTCCAGTTGTTACTATTTATATTGTGATGTGGATAATGCTACCATCAAGATAGAATTATGAATAGTACCGAATATGTTATTTTACCTGTTGAGGTGTTAGAATCTTTAAAGGATTTTGATACTTGGAAAGACTTTAAAAACGATTCTGATTTTTTAAAAGATAAAGATATTCAAATTATTAAAAAATCTAAATTAAAAATATCTGTGGACTCTTGTCCATGGGACAATTATAGTGGAACACATTTTTAAATATGTATTGTATAGTAAAATATATCAAAATCGATAAAAAAGAATTACCTGTAATAATTTTAAATTCTCAGGATGAAGTTCTTGAATTTGATTCAAGTGAACAAGCTGAAGATTTTAAAAACATTCTTCAGATGAATTCAGATTCGGGACATAGGTATACTATTAAAAAAATTTGATACTTCTATTTTTTTATTTATATTTGTATTAATAAAATCGCCCCTGTAGGTAAAGGGATATACCCACTGCCTTCTAAGCAGTTATTTCTGGTTCGAGTCCAGACGGGGGTACCATAACAAAAAAGAGGACAAAGTCCTCTTTTTTTAATCTTTATCGTTAATGTGGGTGTCAGAAATATAGTTACCATTACCATAAAATTCAGGAGTCCTGTTATATTCATAAAAATGAATATCGTTACGATATAACTCACTGTTTTCCACAATATTTCTCGTATCGGTGTATAATACTATTGTTTTTTTTCTATTCTCAATAGTATTAATATCTCCTGATGTTACAACATCATCTTCCTCATACATTTCGCAAATCTCAAATATTTTTGGGTCGTATGACGCACAATAATACTGTTCAATTTCATAAGTGTCATCAATGTTTATGTATCCTTGGCCTTCACATCTGTCACAAGTCTCTTGTCCACTACCACCACAATAGTCACATTCAAAATCACCTTCACCATCACATCTGTCACAAGTATCACCATCTGAATCTTCACCATCACCATCACATTCATCACAATCAACCTTACCATTACCATCGCAATTACTACAATCGACCGTTCCATTACCGTAACAGTCAGAACACTCCTCATCAACCTCGTCACTTTCAATTGTATAATACGTAAATGTGAATAAACTTGACATTATATTATCAAATTGAGTTTCTCTTTGACTTTCAGGTATTGAAACTAAAAAACAAATAATGACAATGTGGCCATTTGGTTGTCTAAATAAAAAACTATATTGTTCATCCTTTCTTAGTTGATTATACGCATCACCAGGTAACATTTTACCTGAATATTTTTTTAGAATAGTTTTTCCTAATCTATTTGCTAATGAAATTAATTTATTTTTATCCATATCAAATAAATATAAATGATAAGTGTATTTTGAAAAATCAAATATTGTTTTTATATTTGTATCAATTATGAATTCAGTTTTAGTTTTAAACTCAGATTATTCCCCAATAAATGTAACTTCTTTTAAAAGAGGTTTTAATTTATTATATAAAGGTAAAGCTGAAGCGGTTAAAAGTTCTGATGAGTTAATTTATTGTGGTTTATATGTTATCAATAAACCAATTATAATTCGTTTAAATAATTACGTTAAGTATAAATTCAGAAAAATGAGAGTTAACCGTCATAGAATTATGAGACGAGATGGTCACACTTGCGTTTATTGTGGAAGTAAAAAAAATTTAACAATTGACCACATTTTACCAAAAAGTAAAGGTGGAGGAAATACTTGGTCAAATCTTGTAACTTGTTGTAGTCCGTGTAATTTAAAAAAAGGTGACAAACTACTTCATGAATCAGGATTAAAAATGATAACACTCCCTTCTGAACCTAATATTTTTTATGATTCGTCAACTGAAAAATTAAAAAGAATTTACGAAGAATTTTTACAAAGTTTTTAAAAACAATAAAGGTGACTCTCGTCACCTTTATCGTAGATTTAAATACCCCCTTTGAAATATATGGTTTATATTGAGAACTTCTCAGTTCATCAATTTTTTTAAGTTACTTAAATACTACTGGTTTTGTGTCTTTCCCTCTACTATAAGCGGGAAGTTCTTTTTTACGTTGGTCTATTTTTTCCTGTGTTATCCCATCACCGAATAATCCTCCTAACCATCCCATTGCATCACAAACAATTTTTCTAACGGTACCTTTCATACTTTGAGCAAATTCGGTAGTTGCAAGAGTGTCAATAATTGTTTTTCTTAATGCAACTGTTAAAATGTCTTCATCTACAAATTGTCTGGCGACATATTTTGTAACAATTTCAGGTATTTGAGCAACAACTAAATCACTAAATTTATTACAGTCGGTAAGTATACCTGGGATTTCACTCCATTTAGCATTCGCTAAAACTACAGATACAGTATCTCTCATTATACCTTCTTCTAATCCCATACCATCTAAAATACCGTCAATAACTCTTTCCCAAATAGTGTTCATACCTGTACCACCAAACCAACCTGATACTGTGTCACCTATACTATCAAGCCAACTTTTATCTTCACTTAACATTTTTAACTTTTCAAGTTTTACTTGATTCATAGATTCAATTAATTGTGGTAACACAATCTTCATCCTGTATTTTGGTGGGGATTGTATGAATTTTTCACAAACTATTTTAAATTGTTTTTCAGTCTTTGTCATTTTTTTAAAATTATATTTTTATTTTCAGTTAAAGTTTTATTCATGTCATAATTCATGTACAAAAGAGCGGTATTTAAAGATTCAATTGATTCCATTCTTGTAAGTTCTCTTCTTTGTTTTTTATTAATCTCTCTTTTATTAAAATTATACATCTTCATAACTTTATTTTCCCCGCTACCTAAATCTTTCCAATTGAAGTTATATCTATTTAGACAAGAAAAACATTTGTCTTTGTACGCAGGATTTGGAGAATGTTTCCCTCTTTCACATTTTTTCCATGAGTTATACCAATTAACCGCCTCATTAAATAATATTTTACAATCTTCTTTGCTTAATTTATCATCTTCCTGTTGAAGAATTGCGATGACACTTCCAGGTGTTTGACATCCGGGAATTATTGGTCTATTTTTATCTACAGTGATTGGTTTATTATCATCTTTTACAAATTCAGATTTACAGTAAGTCTTAACATAATTTTTTAAATACTGTTTTCTTTCTCCCATATAAGAATACCCGTCGTCACCTGAACTGGCTTTAGTTCCACAAAAACATATTACTTCTTCTAAATTATCACAATGTTCTTTTTGTTCCATTTGATAATTAATTACTAATCGACACTCTCTCCTCAAAAAATTAGGTTCTTCAGATTTTATATTATCAACTATTGAATTATAAGCTGTGATAACTTGTTTATCTGCAGGTCTACATATGGTTTCCTTAACATCAAGTGGGTCGTCAACAGGTTTTGTAGGTATACCACCGTCAGGGCTTGGTAGTGACGGTCCTGGTAGTGATGGTCCCGGTAATGTACCACCTTGTTGATTATTAGTGACTTTACAAATACCCATAGTTGAAACAGTTTGAGGTCCGGCAATTCCATCGGCCTTTATATTAACAGATGTTTGATATTGTTTAACCATTTCTTTAGTTAAAGGACCATAAATTGCATCTACCTCCCCTGTTTTTGAAACTTTTTTAAAACCTTTACTTATTAAAAATTCTTGTACTTTAGATATTGCGTCGTCTTTAGAACCTTTAATACCTTTCATACAACTCTTTAAATAAGCCGAACCTGAACATATACTAGTAAGAGATGGTGCATCTTTACATTTTCCTTTTGAAATAACTACCTCTTGTTCTTTGTCAGGTGTTTTTTGTCCCCCTCCTTGGTCAGTGGAATCACCTCCACCTATTGTGGACCTATTTTTTGAAAAATCAAAATCAAAAGAATCCTGATTAGTTGGATTTATCACTTTTACCCCAATACTTTCCATGTGGTCAAAAATTTGACTAACATACTCCCAATCATCATCTTTATCAAAATTAAATTCGTCATCTACTGATTCTCTTAAATTAAATTTGTCGTTGATTGCCTTCGCGGTTTCAAAATTTGGTATTTCTTGTATCGCACTAACGTACGCATCCTCATCAGTCCCTCCCCCAAGAGTCCAACCATACTGAGAACTAGAACTATCTAATTTTTTAATTATTCTATTTACCAATGAAGTGTCCACCGCTTCTAATAAAACTTTTCTAACAATTTTTTTTAAGTCTGTATTTTTCATAATAACGTATTTGCTTTTCCTCGTTTAATTCCTGTTGTCCATTTTTCTTTGTTATTAACTGGATTTGCCTTACCTCTTGTTAGACCACTCTCCCATTTAGTATTACCAATTTGATTTGCCTTACCTCTTGTTAGACCACTCTCCCATTTAGTAACTGTTGGGTATGCAGCCGGAGGTGTAGAACCTCCTCCTGATGCACCGCCTGAAGGAGGGGGAGTTGATTCTTGTTCAGTCAGTTTTTCCTCACCAAAACTTTTTAATAAGTTTATGTATGTTTCAAAGTCAAACAACATTTTACTTTATAAATATTTTTGTAATTAGAAAAAAAGTAGTATATTTGTAAAAAAATAATCCAATGAACAAATTAATCGTATTTTTACTTTGTATTTTCAGTTTAACTTCATGTTATAAGACTGATGAATGGAATGCTCAATACACATCAATAAGTGGAGAATACGTAATTGATAGAGTAACTTTGTTGGCTTCAGACCAATCATCTGATGAAAGTGGTGAAAATTTTTACACTGGTGATTTGTATGTAAATCCAAATGGTACGTTACCTTTAGACGCAATCGAAGTTGGTATTACAAGATGGCACATTTCTAATTCAATGATATCATTTAACCCTGTTGGTACTACAACTGGCCAAACAATTTGGTTAAACCAATATGTATTGTCTCGTGTAACTTCAGTAGGAGGTGATGAGATTTTAAGTTTCAACATTGATGGTACAGTTAAAAAATTTAAAATTGTCGACGTTACATTAGAATCGTTAACTTTAAGAAGTACAGGTCAATGGGCATTTGGGTCATCAGGTCCTTACGAATCAGTTGTAATTAAATTTACACGAGTAGGTCCCTAAAATATTTCAGTGTCAGGTAATTTACCAGTATTGTTTGAATAATACTCAATAAGGAAATTTTTTAATTCATATTCATCAAGTGTTGGTTCAATTGAAGATTCTTCTTTTTCAAAAATAAAATCTTCTAAATCATCATAAGATGAATATGAATCACTTAAATCGTCAAAATCAACTATTTGAAATCCTGATTCTAATATAACATCGACATCAAATTCCTCGTGTCGAATTATGTCTTCAGAATCGTCATCTATTCTGAAATCGACTTCAATCATATTAGTTTTTTGATTATAGTAGAAATCGACCAATTCCAAGTTCATATCAATATTTTTTTAATCGATTAAACCAATCTTTTGATTTATTAATTTCTTCAGAAATTAAATTAGTTTTAGATTTAACTTTAACGTTTTCCTCTAATTCTTCCATAGTGTATTCTTTATTACTATCACCACATTCGTTACATTCTTCAGCCTCTTTCATAGTCGAACATTGCTCACACATTTTACCTTCATATAACCCACCACAAGATTCACAAACTTGTTTAGTTTTTTTATTTATATCCTTGTTTCTGTATTCCATAACTTCTCCCTCATTTGAAACAGTTACACCATCTTTATCACCAGCCAAATCCTCAACAGTTAAAGGTGTCATATTACCTTTCGGTTGTAATGTTTTGTAACCATCGTATAGACCAATATGTCTTTCAGTAATTTGTTTTCTTTCTTCTTCAGATATGTTTAAAAAATATGCTTTCATAGTTTGATTTTACAATAAATATATTGACATATACATTTGACAAAAAAAAGTATTATTATTAAATTTGGTATTATGACTCCTGAATTAAAAAAACAACCAATATTTAAAGACCATAGAGGTTCTTTCACACCAATTAAATTATCCGATAAATGGATTCAATCAAACATTAGTATTAATGAAGATATTTTTGTTTTCAGAGGTTTACATTTACAAAAATACCCAAAATCGCAAGCAAAACAATTAACTGTTATTCAGGGACGGATTTTAGATTTTTGTGTCTGTATTGATAAGTTAAACCCAAATTTTGGTAAGACTTTTGATTTTATGATGAATGAAGGTGATGTTCTTTATGTACCTCATGGATATGCACATGGATTTTTAACTTTACAAAGTCAAACTATAGTCAATTACTTAGTTGATGAAGAATACTCTTCAGACCATGAAGTTTCGATAAAATGGGATAGTGTTGAAGATGTTAGAGAGTTAATTACAAAAATGACATCAGGTTTCACTTTTAAATTAAAAATGAGTGACAAAGATAGTGACGGCATTAATTTTTCAGAATTATGATAATTCAAGATGTTAATGAATTTGCCGAAGGTGCAATCTTATTAGATGGATTTGATGATTGTATTGTAGGTATTACTGAGGAATTTGGTAACGAGCCAAGGGTTCTTTATTCTCGAGATAAAATCATCACAAAATTAATGGAGGATATGACTGAAGATGAAGCCTACGAATACTATTATTATAATATTCTCGGTGGGTACTTTGGTGAAAGAAATCCTATATTTTTAACACATCAATAATGAGTCATCCAAAAAGATAGAATTTTTGAGGAGTAACGTTTAATAACTTTGTTAACATTTTCAGGAGTAATTTCTTTACCCTCGTCTTCTAGCATTTTCATGGAACCTCTAATCATTATGTTTCTAGTATTATCCGCCAGTTCTACCAAATCTTCAAAATTATCGTCTTCAACATCGTAATGTTCTTTTTTAAGAATATTTCCCCCAATATAAAGATACGGAGATGCTCCAAACATATTTACAATACCTGTTTCTCTTAATAAATCCAAATATTTTTTTATTTCCAACATTTTGAAATATTTCAATATTTTAGAATTTTCCGCAAGTTTATTAACGTCATCATTTTCGTTAATTTTTGATTTTTTTTTGAAATCTTTTTCTAAAATCCATGAATCGGTATCAAGTAAAAAAAGTCCGCCTCCATTATCCCACTCCACATTATATTGAAGAAATCCGGGTCCTTTATTAATTCCGGTAACTGTACCCCTTTCTCCAAAATATTTTGGTTCATCCTCCATTTCTAGACAAACTACTCTGTCACCAATTTTCAATTCAGGTTTAATTCTTTTACTCATATATTTATAAATATGTCAACATTAATATTAAGCGAATCACAAAGACGATTATTGATTATTGAATCCGTTTCTAATGATTTAGAAAATGTAAAAAATAATTCTGAAGATTTAATAAAAAAAATATACTCAGAAGTTAAAGGTAATTTAAGTTTAGATTTTAAATTATTATTAACATGGAGCTCGGCAATTGGTGGGTTTTTAACTCCTTTAAGTCAGTTAATTGACGGACAAATGCCTGAGTTAACTTCAACCGATAAATCCTTAATTTTAATTGGTGTGGTGTTTTCAGTAATTTTTCAAAATTCTGATAATTTAAAAAAAATTAAAAATTCATTAAAAGAAAAAGGTCTTTATGAGAATTTTTTAATTGTTAAAGAAAAGGCCTCAGATTTAAAAAGTACTTTTTTAAATTTTTTAAGTGGATTAAATATAACTGTTAATGCAATGTCAGGAATTATTGCATATTCTTTTTTAATTCCAATAATTCCTATATTATTACAAATCGCAACATCACACTCAATAACTGATGATGAAATTTTAGAACTAACTAAGAGAGTTTCCGCTTGGGGATTAACAATAATTAGTTCTAAAACTTTAAAAAATATTTTTGAAAAAATATTAAAAAAATTTGATTAGTCTTCGTACTTAGAATTATATTTTCTTTCTTTCTTACTTCCTCCACCTCTTAACGCTGAAATTGCCGCAAATAGTAAAACAATAACTAAGAAAACTACAACCCCAACAGTAATTCCCGCAATTTTTAAAGCCGTAATACCTTTCTTTACTAATTTATCGGCAATAGGTTCAACAATAGGTTTTGCACCATTCCAAGCACTTGAACCCATATTCGCGAGGTCATTTAACCATGGAGTTTGATATTTTCCAAATGAAGGGTTTTTACCTGTTGAAAAATAATTTAATAATTTGTCAAAAACTTCTTGTTGTTCTTTATTAAATCCTATTTTCATACTCATAGCATTAAGTAACTCTTGGATTTGGTCAGCTGTGGCGTTTTTTGAAAAAATAGTACCAAACACGTCATTTAATAATGTTTGACTTGAGAATATGTCAGATGTACGTGATAAATTATTTTTTGTAAGTACAAATTGAGCATCAAATGCTTGTCTACTTAAACCATCAAATCTATTAGGATTTAAATAATTTTGAATTTGAGTAGCAATTCCTAATTCATCTAATTTTGATGAAGAGGAGGAGGACGACGCTCCTTTTTTAGCCTTTTCAAGAACTTTTTCACCATAATTGGTTTTAACCAATTTTTCCCAGTCATTAGGGTATTTTTGTTTAATTTTATCAATTATTTTAATTTGATTTTCATAAAATTTTTGAGCAAATTGGTCGTTAAATGAACTTAATTTTCTACAAAATTGCATAACTTTAGCCCCTTCTACTCTACCTCCATTAACCGCCAAATCTAATACTCTATTAAAGGCTACGTCTAATGCTTCATTGGACTTTCTACCTATAATGGTACTTAACTCATCAAATGCCTTGACATCGTTTTTTTCTAATCCTGAAACAAACTTGTCTACGATTTTACTTCGTAATTCACTATATTGTTCATTAATAACATTTGAGTTATTTGTAAACCCATGCATTTCTAAAATTCTTTGTTTTTCGTTTGGATTAACAGATAATATTTTTTTCATTTTTTTTATATTTTTATTTTATTATTATAATTCTAATGGATTACCATTTTCATCGACTAACCAATTTGACATATCAAGTTGTCCTAACATCATCATAATTTCATCTCCACCTAATCTTTCATATGATTTACTAGTAATTATTTTTGACCAATCTGCATCTTTATTTTTTTCCAAAACATCAGAAATGTTAGCCAATAATGGTATAAACCAATCAGGATTGTTACTTCTAAACTCTTCTAAATCTTTAGCCAGTTGTGTTTCTTTGTCGTTAGTTAACCCATATTTTTCAGCCATATGTTTAGCAATTTCAATCACTGTAATGTCAGGTACTAATGTATATTTAATACCTTTATATAGAAGATAACCATATTTTGGAGCGATGTTACCAACAGACTCTACACCAATTGCCTTTACAAGTAAATCTGCCCTTTTATTTGCGGATTTAATTTGAGCCTTTAAAGCATCATCAATACCTTTACCAAGATTTTGCTTATTTTTAACTACCTGTCTAAAAATATATTTTTCTTCCTGAGTTAAGTTCGATATAAACTTTTTCATACCACTAACAGTTTTAGTGTTATATTGTGCAAATTTACTAGCTAAACTTTCACATACTGCGGCAGATGGTTGTTTCACAATACCAATACCCTTATGAATAATAGGTAAAAGGGCAAAGACAAAATCCATAACCGCATCACCTGTTAATTTACCATTTTTAATCCACTTGGTAGTACCCATTGCTACTGGTATTCCATATTCCCCAAGAGCGGTAACTATTCTCACTAATTGAGCCCCTTCCGTAATTGCAAGTCCCGCGGCACTTACCGCCAATGACGCTCCCCAAGTCAATATTGCGGGTCCAACAACATAAATTATTATTTCAATCACATCTCCCCATTTTTCCCAAAATTTATCTAAATCACTTTGGGTTAATCTTTCAATCGCCTTTGGGTTTCTTTCATAAACAGCATCTAATATATCGGATAATTCATTGTATTGACTGATTTTACTTGAGACCATTTGATTTTCAGAACTTTTAACCAATTCATTGTGAAAAGTCATAAAATAATCTGATTTTGGTAACCCAACGGAATCTACATAATCGTTATTACGATAAAGACCTTTAATCCCATCTTTAACTGCCAATATTTCTTTATTTTTTTGTCCGCTTATATCTTCTTGTCCTTTTGACCAATCTAAAAATTCTTGTTTAGTTATACCATAAGGAAAATCGGAATGATAATATTCATTCTTCAACGCTTCATATTTTGCATCACATTCCGACTTATTATTATTGTAAACTCCTGTTTTTGAATTTTGACATAGTTCATCTAATTCCTTTTTTCTTTTTTTGTACTCAGGATATTCACTTGGGTGAAACCCAAATGGTGTACCTCTTAACCCAACGTTTTCGGCAGTCATTTTAACCCACCCACCAACTTTAACTTTTTTAGTATGAGTACCCGATTTATCCATATATTGTTGGTCCTGTGTTACATTTGGGTCCCATACAACTCTGTCAGGACTAACTCCAAGTCTTTCGGCTGCACGGTTTTTATTCCATTTAGATTTTGGGTCCGCAAATTCATTGTAATCTTGTTTTGGAGTATAATCATTTTTTTGAAAAGATGGGACAGGTGATGTTGAAATGGGTTGTCTATTATTATCCAATTCTTTTGGATATGTTTTAGAATTTAAATTTGGGAAAATTTCAGAAGGCTTTAACCCTTGGTATGGTCCATCTACTAATTTGTACCCTCCTTCAGGTTTTTTTTGATAAACCAATTGTTCAATCATTAATTCATTTTCAGACAAAGTTTTACTTGTGTCATACTCCATTAATAATTTAATTCTATTTAAAATATTTTCACTCATTTATAAATGTGATTTTTAGTTTCAAATCACCATATCCTTTTATTGTTCTATGATAAATACCTTTAGGGATTAGATATTCGCTTCCCACCTCCATTTTAACGGGTAATTTATCATCTAATTGTAATTCCCAACCATTACCTTCAATAACTTCAACTAAACGGGTTTCTCTATCTCTATGCCAATGTAATTCACCTGAATCAACTTCAGAATTGAATACTCTTATTTTAGAATTTTCAGTAATCTCAGAATCTATATAAGGTTTCATATATTACCAATACCCTGGATAAGTTTTACCACCCCACAAGTGACCAAATCTATTTAAACGACACGCCCAATAACCGGCAGTCATTCTATCTTTTTTAGATTTGCAATTATGTCTTGACGCAAATGCCTTTCGTGCTTTTGGATTAGAAACTTTAGCAGTTAACCCCCCATGAACGTCACCAAAAGATATTTTCTTAACTCTTCCTGTAGATGGATTTTTAACGTAAACAACATATTTTTTACCTCCACCTGTATTTCTTCTTGGTTTCCCAAGTTCAACTTTTTTACCATTATATTCAGCCTCATTTAAAAACTCCTCAGATAATGGAATGTCCAAATAAACTTCAGTACCATCTTGTAAGATTGCTGTGTTACCAATTTCAGTCTCAATTAATTCAATTTCTTCTTCATCTAAAGAAATTTGGTCATTCATATATAAACTTCTAACTTCATTAATTAAATTAAAAAATGATTGAGAATGAGGTCTAAAAACATTTTCAGTAATTGGAATATTATTATCTAAATGGTAATTTAATCCCTCAGAAATTTTTTGTGGAGTCACGTTACTAATTGAATTTTTCATTGTTTTTTACGAAATAAAAAATATAATCCAAAAAATGATAGAGATATACCATAAAAAATACCTGTGGTAATCCAATAAGAATTCGTAGCATCTAAAATCATTTTGAAAATGATGTCGAATCCTAAAGGGTTGAAAAACATTCCAGCCATTAGACAATATGTTGCAACATTTCTGTGAAATATTTGTCTCCAAGTCATCACTATCCATTAATTTGGGTTTAAAATTTATGAACCTAAGTTCTTTTAAGATAAATATTCATAAAATATAAAATAATGAAATACTTATTGGCAAATAATATATAATGGCAGCAAAAGTATCAAAAGGGGGCACATCAAGTAAGGTTACTTTCGGTGTGAAAAAATCTGGTAAATTTTCTAAAAAAATGACTAATAATAAAAGGTCAAAAAATTACAAAAAAGCTTACCGAGGACAAGGTAGATAAATAATTTTTTATTTACTATTATTAACACTATGGACAAGTTTGACATTCTTCAAAAAACTATAAAAAAGTTTTTACTAAAAAATTATGATTTTTTGGAGGATGCAAACTTGATTTCCGTAGATAAAAAAGATGATAAATTAGATGTTATCTATGAAGTAAAAATTAAATTACCTACATTTTTAAAAATGACAGGCTCTAATTTAACACTTTTAGATATCATACAAACAAGTGATGGGTACCTATCCGAGTATTTTGTAAAATATTTAGATGGGTCACATTATAAAGAAATAAGAACTCACATAAAATCTTTTATTAAACTTGTTTACAATGATAGAATAAATACTTTGGAGTTGAGGTATTATATTATTCCCTAACTTTCGCCTTAAAAGTAATATCAGGTAAAATTATATTTTCAATTTCTAAACTTTTTGAAAGTAAATTTACATATTTGTGTAGATTTCCGACCCAATTAGAATCTTCTTCATTATCCATTTCAATATAGTATTCTATAACAATATCGACCCTCCAAAACCACTTATCTTTATTATTAACAATAGCCTCATAAATTTGATTTTCATCCAATATTTTATACTCTATAAGATTTGGGATTTTATCTAAAAATTTACGTAATCCTTTAATATAAACTTTAGCTTTTTGTTCGTTTGTCATATTATTATAAATATAATGAATCAATACTTTGAAAAATTAATAAATAAATTATATAAAAAAGATATTGATTCTTTTTTTGGTACAGGTTCAACTATTGTTATTGATACAATGGGATATTCAACACAACTAAAAAAAATTCATATGTCAGTAGTACTTATTCCTACTGACTACGATTTATCAATAGAGATATTTCCTGAAGCATTAGAAATTTTGATTTTAGACGCTTGGAAATTTTTAAGTTTAGACACAGATTACGTATTAACAACATCAATTAAAAAATAATGGCACATCCAATATTACATGCAAAAAGTTCAGTAAAAAAATTTGGAGGTAAATGGGAAGACTATATTCATTTACATGAATGGTTAGATGAAACCAAGGCTTGGTACGGACATTCTACACATAGAATGTTTAGGCATCATTCGGAGGGTATATTTGAAATGGAAAAAAGGTTTGGTTCGTCATTTATTAATAGTGATGATATTGTAGTATATACGAGGTATGTCGGAGAACAACATGTTAAAGAAGATTGTAATGGGTACATACCAACTGCAAAAGAATGGATTGACGCGATTCAAAATGAAAAAAAACCTATGTGGATGTTAAAAACATTAGAATTAGAAATAAATGATTAATATTTATCAGTATGACTTTACAAGAATTTATATCAAATCCTGAAAATAAAAAATTATTTAAATTACTTCATTTTTGGTTAAAAAGTGAGGGTGGTAAATACATCTCGGCAGATTTCTATGTTAATGCCGGAGGTGATGTTGACTCCGGTTGGTTCCAACCATATATCCATGGTTCATTTGACCCGAAAATCCCTGAAAAACTTAAAAATTTTTTTGAAAGATTATATGAAGTCGTAGTTAACAATGAGTCACTTTGGGATGATTTAGATTGGGATAACAATCATAATATTACTGTTAAATACACAGTTAAAAATCAATCATTATCTATTGAGGATAGAGAATCTATCACAAATACAAGAGATTATGGTAATGAAAAAGAAATTACTGATAAAGAAATGATTGAGGAGATTACCAAGTGGAAATCAGAAGGAATTAGAACCATTAAAGTAGATTTCGACGGAGGTGGTGATAGTGGATATATTAATGAACGTGGATTAGGTAATGGAGATATAGAAGTGGAAATGCCGGCATCCTTTAGTGATTTTCTTTATAACATGTTAGAATCAAATTATGGAGGATGGGAAATAAATGAAGGTTCTCAGGGTTATTTTGAAATATATACCGATGACAACTTGGTTCAATTATCAATAGGTATTAACGAAGAAGATTACGAACACCACGTATTATTTGAAGAACAAATAGAGTTTTAAAATAAAACAATCGCAACAGGTTTGTGTCCTTCAAAGGACGGATTTGGTTTGAAATAAACTTTAACCGCGTCGTGATAAACGTTTCCTGTAGTACCATCTTTTATTTCAAAGTCATCCTTATCAGGAGCATTTAATTGAGTGTCATCAACTTTAAAATGTCCGTGTTGGAATGAACATGGGTAATTTTGTCCCATATTAAAAACTTTCATAAATTCATCCTTAGTTCTTGGCTTAAGAGTTTCAGGAGTTAAAGTTTCAGGTACCTCAGTTTCAAATAATTTTCTTTTTAAAGATGGGTCATTATGTAAATTGAGGATTCTTTCTTTTTCGGATTCGTTTATATTAATTTTTTTACTCATAACATTTCAATATACTATAAATACTACAATCAAATAAAAAATCAATCTATTTATATAATATGAAAATTTCAATTAAAGGTAAAAAATTAACATGTAAGGTTTGTTCAACACCAAAAGAAAAAATGGAAGGTATGCAAAACAAAACTTTTGATGGGTTTGGGTGTATGTTATTTTTAATTGGTGATGATTACGATTGTTTTTGGATGAAAGATTGTATAATTGATTTAGACATTTTATTTCTAAATGAAAAATTTGAAATCGTTAAGATATTTAACTCATGTGAAAAATGTAACTCTGAAGATTGCCCAAGATACTGCTCATCAGGTAATTACGTATTAGAATTACCTTCAGGATATTGTCACAAAAATAAAATAAATGTCGGAGATAAAATTATTTTACCGATTTAGATTCTTTAATTTTTTCTTGTAATTTTTGTACGAATTCTTTTTGTAATGTCTTTAAGAATTTAACATATGCCGCGTCTTCACTATCCGCAGGTTTACTGTATTTCCCTTCAGGTGGTCTTTTACTTCTACCAAAGAAATTTAAACCTGAAATGTTAGTAATACATTTGTGACCACCAGAATTTGCCTGTATTATGTCCCAAGCAGTTACACCCAATTTATCTAATAATTCTTTTTCTTGGTCTGTTAAACTTTTAAATGGTTTTGACATTAGGTCTTTTATAATACCCAAATATTCCATACCATTATCAATGTCCATCATTTTTTCACCGTAAATTGCCGCAAAATCTTTAAATGTAAAACCTACTGATTGCTCTCCAAAAGATTTATCAGATTCCGAAATCCACTTAATTGTTGACAGTGGTATAACTCTATCTTTTAATTTACTTTCCCATTTACTCAAAACTTCTTGAGCAATTTCACCAAGATTTACCCCTTTTAATTCTCTTTCTTTTTTAAATGGATTACAAGACGCTTGTAATAAACCTAATGGCCAAGCAATAACCAAAAAGTCGGCGTCAGGATTATTTTCAAATGGAGTGTACCTATCGTATGAACCGGCCTTTATCATACTACCACCACCATATTGAACAATTATTCCGTCCTCAACTTTTACGTTTGGACTACTCTTCATTGATTTAATATATCCTTCTTTATTCTTTTCTAACTCAGATGATGATGGATAGTTTTTTTCTTTTACTACCTTACTAATTATGTTAAATATTGAGAGTATTGACGGTTTTGCAGTCATAACTAAATTCTCAAGAAAATTGGGTTTGTTTTTAAATGCCAACAATAATTTGTTAGTTACCAACCCCAACATCATTCTATTTTCTTTGGCGGATTTGTCTTTTTCAAAATTAAATACGTAGTTCATCACCATTTTGGGTGTGATATTTTTAGAAGCATAATCAGCACTATCGACCATAGATATTGTTGAAACATCTTCAGGTGTAAAAATTTCATTTGCAGGTATTATTTGAGATAAAGTTTCAACATTTGAACGAGCTTGTCTAAATGATTTAGACCCTGTATCCTCGGCTCCCGCTTGTCTATCATGATGGTCCGTATGTACAATAAACATTGGTTTACCATGTGCAAAATCTACTAACACTGGCATAACTTCCCCATGAGCATCGGCCTTTCTAACTGAAAATTCTTTATCTCCGTATTGTATAATTTCTGATTCAACAACTTTGATGCCGTTATCTTCCAAATATTTTTTCATAGCCAAAGCGGTTGTAACACCATCTAAGTCCATATGAAAATAAATTTTTGCCTTTTTGTATCTTTTGGATAATTCGTTAATATTACGTATTCCGCCTTCAGTTAATAGTTTTTTCATATAGAATAAATATTATTCTTTCCAGAAAACTTGTATCAAGATTATTAAAACCGCCAAACTTAAACATATCCCCGTTTTAGATGAAATTTTTTCATCAAAAATTAGTTTAGCCATTATACCATACATTATTGTACCTATTGAAAATCCTATAATTCTACTTGGCCATAACGCACCATCATACGCCCTAACCAAATTACTTATAGAAATTAAAAATATGTATGATATGGGTATTCCCATCAGGACTGAAAACCAAGTGTTATTTTTTAACCAAACGTACTTAATTGGCCCTTGTAGTTGGAAAAATGCTAATACTTGCCCAAGTATACTAAGTAATACCCCAATTATTAGATTCCTCACTACTTTTTATTTTTTTGTCTTAAAGTTTTTGGGTGATTTAAGAAGTAGTCAAAAAATCGCACACAAGATAAACACAATATGTACTTTTTATCAGACAAAGAAGATGTTAATTCACAACAATCCTCTTTTTCTCGTTTGCACTGTTGACAAATATTTTTATGTTTAATACCAAAATCTATCATTAATCAAAAAATAGTTATTCTTTTTCTTTTTCTGTAGTTTTTTTATTTTTTCTTTTTTCAAAATCAATTATTTGACTTTCATAAGAAATTAATAAGTTTTTTAAATGAGTACTTTCTTTATCAAAAATTAAACGATGAAGTGAATCATAAAATTTACTTTTTAAATCACTCCTACTTTCAAAAAATTCAAAAACTAATTGATTAATGTTATCTAATTCCATATTAATAAATATTTTTATTTATTATTTATACTTTTTTAAAATTATACTATATTTAATAAGAAATATGAGAAAAAAACTGCGAAACATATATAAACAAAGTAATAAGTCCTGACAATTGTCAGGATTTTTTTTGCCCATACGTTAACAATAAACTAAAAATAAAAAAAAATGAAAAACACAAAAACTTACAATGAATTAGTTCAAAAAATGAGAACATTCTTTCAAGAAAAAGGATTTAAAGAAGTCCCAACCCAATCAAGATTATCAATCTTGGCAGCATGTGAAAACCCACATTCAATTACAACATTTAATTATCAAGGAGAGGTTTGGCCGTTACCACAGACGGGTCAAATGTGGCTAGAATACGAACTTCTTAAAAATCCTGAATGGAATGGTGTGTACTGTATCTCAACGTCTTATAGACAAGAAAAAGACCCAATTCCAGGCAGACACGAATTAATTTTCCCAATGTTTGAATTTGAATCCAAAGGAGGAATGAAAGAAATGATAAAATTGGAATCAGAACTTTTGGACTACTTAGGATTTGATAAACCAATTGAGGTTAACTATGATGATGTTTGTGAAGAATATGGAGGAGTTTCAATTTTAGAAAATGAACACGAAACAAGAATGTGGGAAGAAAAAGGTGCAGTAGTGTCTCTTCAAAATTTCCCATACAGAACAAATCCATTTTGGAATATGAGAGAGAGTGAGAATAGAATATTCAATAAAGTCGATGTGATTCTTTACGGACAAGAAACAATTGGTTCGGCAGAAAGAAGCTCCAATGTGGAAGAAATGAGAAATAACTTCTACACAATTGAAAATGGAAAATATTCTGAAAAACTATTTGAACTATTCGGTAAAGAAAGAGTTGAAAAGGAGTTAGAGGAATTTTTATCTCACGATTTCTTCCCACGTTTTGGTGGTGGAATTGGAATGACACGACTTGCAAGAGCCTATCAGTTAATGATGGAAGAAGTAGAAGTATTCTAATAAAAACCCCTCTTTGAGGGGTTTTTTTATTCTTTAATTTCAGACATTAGTTTACCCCATAAAACCGATTGGATTACTGCCAACAAAATACCAATAGTGAATACTGATTTATTTGGAGCATTTACAATTAAAATCATATCAACTGCCAAAGCCATCATACAGGCTGTTAATTTTAGTTTGAAGTTTTTCATGGTCGGGTTATTGTTTTAATTATTAAACAAATATACACATTTTTTTTAAATGCACAAAAAAAAACCCTCATTATTGAGGGTTTTTAACAATTTTATATATTTTATCTTTTTCTTCTTACAATACGACTTTCCATTACTGGTTCATCTTCATCAGAACTCATCTCACGACTTTTCATTTTACTCATTTCAGCTTGTAATGCCCCTTCTACCTTATCTGCTTCAGCATCGTTACCTGATTTTCTTAATTTTTTGATTGCCGCTTTAATGTAGTGAGAACCTGCAATTCCTAACATTCCAATTACAGTTCCAATAATGGTGACAATCGCCTCACCTGTGTCTAAAGCTTCAGGATTAAAGAAATTTTCCATTTCTTCTTTCATCTCTTTTTCTTGAGTTTCATTAACAATATTCTTAATTAACTCAGTTAATTCTGATTCGGTTAAACGTATTTTTTTCATAATTTTTCTATTTCTATATAAATATATCTTAATTTGTATTTGACAAATAAAAAATAATATTTTATTATTGAACTATGAAAAAAATTGAAAATGGTGATAGTGTTACCGTAAATTACACAGGAAAATTAGAAGACGGGACTATTTTTGATAGCTCTCTTATTGAAGGTCGTACTCCATTAGTTACAACTTTGGGTCAGGGTCAATTAATTCCAGGTTTTGAAAACGGACTAATAGGTATGTCAGTTGGAGAAACAAGAACTATTGAAATCGAACCTGAAAATGCTTATGGGGAACCAAATCCAATGTTAATTCAAGAAGTTGAAAAATCTAAAGTTCCTGCGGAAGTTAAAGTTGGTGACCAATTACAGGGTATGAATCAACATGGTCCTGTAAACGTTACTGTATCGGAAATTAAGGAAGATACTGTTGTATTGGATATGAATCATCCACTTGCAGGTAAAAAACTTATTTTTGATTTGGAAGTTGTATCGGTTAACTAATACAAAATCCTATTATATTAAAAAACCCCTCTTTTGGAGGGGTTTTTAATTAATACGTTATTAACAAATTACACTGCAATAAATTTAATATTTGGTTCTGTATAACTACCAGATTCAATTTCGTGATACCCTGGTTTATTTTTTAATTTCTCAAATAAATCATACGTTTTATCACCAGGAATAACTGTACTAGTTGTCTTACCACCAGCTCCGCTATAAAAACTAACACCTAATTTACCACCGTCCATCCATATTTTATCAAAATTCACATTACCCAATTTAGTCGTTACTTTATATGTTTTTTTTGAGCCGTCATTCATAATTACTTCAAGGTATGGTTCCCCACCTCGTACAACATTCAACGATTTAACGGCATGTCCTTGGTATTGCCCACCCCAGTCAACATTAATTTGAGGTGCTTCATTTATCATTCTTTTATTTTCGCTGATTACTTTTTTAACTAATCTAACGATATCTGATTCTGTTAATCTAACAATTTTTTTCATTTTTTTTTATTTATTAATAAATATTATATTTTTTAAAAAAGTTAAAACCAATCTGATATTTTATCATACCAAGATACATCTTTTGGTTTTGTAGAATCTTGTTCAGCAGATTTAGGTCCACCTGTTACCCAAACAATCATCGCACTACCATTTTTACTTTTTAATTGGTTTGCCGGTGTCGCTAATCTTGTTCCGTGTACACTATGATAAATTATCGGTACACCATTTTTAATCGCCCCAACATATCCAACGTGGGTATTAAATGTAAATGGGTCAGTATCTTTAACATTACCACTACCATCTAATCCTCTTTGTGAAACTCTTTCACAAAACGCTTTACCTTTGTTACCTGAATCTCTGTAATACATACCAACTATATCACCTACTTTCAACGAACCATTACTGAAATTAGACGATGACGGATAAAATGAACTAATAGTTTTGGCAATCTCAGAACCTGAACTACAAGATTTATCTTTACTTTCACCTTCCTGAGTAAAACAACCACAAGTTGATGAATTTATTTTATTGGATTTCATTTTGTTCCTAACATTATTCCAATCAATTGAACCGTCTGTAAACATATTATATTTAACTCCGTATTTTTTAGCCGCGTTAAAGGCTTTCCAAGCGTCACCTAATTTTTCACCTATAGACAGTCCAACATATTGTGAACAACCCTCACTTCCACCATTACCAATAGTAGTTTCCTTATTTGGACTAATTTTTGAACATGTTTCAGGTAAAACTGACTGACAATTTTGTTTACCTGAGTCATTAGTCACTTTTTGTTTATTGTCAGTATTTTTGGTACCACAAGAAATAATACTAACACCTTTAGGAAAATAAGCATCAACCCCAAGTTTTGTAGCAGTTGCGTTACCAACTTTACCATCAACGGTTAATTTGTTATCCTCTTGGAATTTAGCCACCGCACAAGCTGTTTTTTGTCCGTATTTACCATCAGGACTTCCAACAATTTTACCGTAACCTAATTCACTTAATTTTTTTTGAATTGCTTCTGACTTAGGATTGTACGTTGATTCTTCATTAATTAAATTTAAATAATGATTTTTTGTGTGACCTTCATGAAGGTTTAAAATTCTGTTTTTTTCGTCTTGACTAATTTCAAATAAATTTGTTTTCATAATCATTTATAATATGTTGTTGTAGTTGTTTTACTAACTTTTGATTTCATGGCACATGTGCCTCTATTGTAGTGAGCTTTATTATACGTCGGAAATATCCCTCTCATTATTTTAGTGTAGTAGTCAAAATTTCTTTTGTTTTCAGAACTTAACTCAGTACCCAAATCTCTTTTATCAACTAAAGAGTTAAGTAACTCACTTATGATTTTTTCGGCCAACATTTTATCATCAATACATTTTCTATCTTTACAATTTTTTAAATTTATATTGTTATCATCAAGAACATCTAAAATATATCCCATGAGTTCGGTCTCACCTGAAGTTGTTTTTATCTGATTGGGTTGTTTACAAGGTGCGGAGCCAGCTTGTTCATTAACATTTAATAATGACTTAATTCTTTCAATGTTTTCGTGTAAAGAAATTTTCATATTTTAATAAATATCATCAATTGTGGACTTTTTTTATTTAATTCATTATATTTATTTAGTAAATAAATTTCAATTTATATTGTAGTGGAATTATCATCAGAGATTGTAGTCGCGTTTATCACAGGTGTCTTAGGACCGATATCAATTATAGTTGTTAAAAACTTTTTAGATAAGCGTAAGAAAAAACCAGATTTAGTACATGAGACTTTAAAAGTTTCAGAATTAATAACCTCAAGAATTGAACATATTAAAGATGAATTTAAAGCCGACAGAGTTTGGATTACTCAGTTTCATAACGGAGGTAATTTTTATCCAACAGGTAAGTCAATGGCGAAATTTAGTGTGATGTATGAAACAGTTGGGGCGGGTGTTAACTCAATACAATCAAATTTCCACAACATCCCTGTTAATTTATTTAGTAAATCAATCAATCAACTATTGGAAAATGATGTTATTGAGATTCCTGATTTTAAAGACGATGCAGTTTCAACATTTGGTTTAAAATATATTGCTGAAGAGAGTGGTTGTAAATCAGGTTACCTGTTCGCAATTAAATCAATAGATGAAAAATTTATTGGTACATTAGGTTTAGATTTTACTAAACGTAAAACTAAACTTGATATGGAGTCAATTAACCATTTACAAGTACACGCAACCGCATTAGGGGGAGTGTTAATGTCTCATTTATCAAAATAATTATTTACAATCTTTAGCGTAACTATAAACTTCAATGTTTTTACTAATGATTTGAGATGCGGTTTGTTTAACCTTGTCTCGAATATGTCCTGACCTAAAGGTTGACCAATTGTCTTCAATCACCCACTTTTTATTTAACAAAACATATACATCAAAAACTGAATCATCATCATCTATACGTTCATCGTTTAAAAATATTTTGAATCCGCATATCCTATCATCATCGTTAAATAAAGATTTCAATAGAGTTTCACCTTTTTCTATAATTTGTTTTACTTGTTTGTCAGTTAAAATATGTTTCATTAAGATTCCTTAATTTCTCTTAATACTTTTACGTTATTTAAAATCCTTTTAATATTTTTAGAAAAGTTACGTCTATTACGTTTTGGTTTACCTTGTTTTTTTACCTTTGCCATGTAAAAATTTTAAATATCTTTTATCTTAATAGGTGATAAATATTCCCAATCAAGGTCCTCACTATCATTAACCTCAGTATTAATTATGTTACCGTCGTATATTGAAAGTATTCCTTCACCTTCCTCAAATCTAAACTTTTCAGTGACAGTATTTTCATCATATGAATATACAAAATTTCTAAACCTGTTTGTTTGGATAACCCTTTCACTTACATCAACATCTTGAGCATATTTTGCAAGATTCGGTCTATTTAATGGAATTTTAAAATCGTCTCTAATGTTTAATGTAATCAATGAATACATATAATCCACATCAATTGTTTCAACATCAATCCCAAGAGCTCCGATATTTGACTCATATGTTTCATAATGCAATGCATCTTCAAACACATTTTTCCATTCATCACCATCAAAATCTTTTAATATATTATCAATGATTTTAATTAATATTTTATCATTAAATCTTTCTAAACTACTTTTTTTCATATTATATTTCGTATTTGTTAGGGATTATTCTTTCAACGTCTTCTTCTGTCGTGTTAATCAATAGGTTCATATCTTTCCAATTAATACCATTAATTGATAGAACATGTACCATTGTCATACCTGAATTAAGTTTTTTATCACTGAGGAATGCCCATTCATCCGCAGTATCACTTTCATACATTTTTAAATAATTGTATAATATTGATATGTCATCGTCATTGGTGACTTCAGGTATTATAACATCAACATAAACGTCATACATTTTTCCAAAGTATTCATCTTCCACTTCAACTTCTTTTATTTGAACAGGAAGTCGGTACCTTTTGGATGATTCATCAAGATAAAAATCAATTTCACCTTCTAACTTTGAATCGACCAATGCTTTTAAATAAGGATACTTCGAAACTTTTTGAATAAATGGTCCCAAACCACCAAAATACTCCGCAATCTCTAATGGAGACATTCCATTATCTAATTGAGAAATTATCTTCTGTGAAAAGTTATCTGACATATTTATAAATATATGGATAAAGATATATTAATCACTATTGAATTAATTAAAAAGTTTGTAAAATCTAACGGAGTATTTGAAGATTACTACTATACCCCATATTCTGAAAACGAATTACCAATTGATGTTAGAATCCCATATAAAGTAACTAAGATTTCTTTACATAAAGAAAAACAAGGTAAATTCAAATACGAAGGTGTTGTCTATGTTAAACCATTGGAAGTTATTCAGGGTGTTGGAGGTCAATTTGAGACAGGGTATTCTTTAGATGATATCCCTGAATACTTATTAGACAATTTCACTGAAAGTATTGTGAAAGATATTGATAACTTTCTAAGTCACGTATACTTAGAAGTTGATTTTACTTATTAAATTTCAACAAATTTAATCACGTTTATGTACGAATTAGGAATCCAATCTTCATCTACTCTTGCAGA